TCACGCCGTTTCCAGCTTCGGATCGTCGATCATCTCCACCTTTGCATCGGCGAGGTAGAACGGTTCCATGTTCTCCATCTCTTTGATCTGTGCGTCAATCATCGCTTTAAGCGTCGCCGTGTCGAGCCTGATTCCGTGCTTGCGGAGAATCTCCTCAGCATAGACCAGCTTCTGGTCGCCATTGCCTGCGCCGTAGAGCTTCTCAGCCGCAAAAACGGCAATCTGTACCCAGCTCTTTGCCTTGGAAAGCTGCTCGTTCGTCAGCTTACTGCGCAGCCACGGCACCAGATACAGCGACACAATGCTCGCCGCAAGGCTGATGACCGCCTGCGCGAGCTTCGTCAGGTCCAGCAGTACGGCTTCCTGTCCGTCCTGCCCTTCCGCCAGCACCGGCAACGCAAAGACCAGCGCCAGAAGTACCATCATCACGACCAACATTTTCAGCTTCTCTTTCATATTTTAATCCCCTACTTTCTTGAGCGGCACAGACAACCGCTGCGCCGCGCTCTTTGCAATTTCTTCGGACAGCTCCACGCCGACCGAATCGTACCCTTCCAGTTCTGCCGCCGCCAGCGTCGAACCGCTCCCCGCGAATGGGTCAAGAATCCGCCCACCCGGCAGACAGATTTTGCATATCTGCCGCATGATCTCTTCCGGTTTCTGCGTCTGGTGGATGCGCTGCATCCCCTGCACGTTTGCCGCCTTAAACACCCCCGGCAGCACCGACACAGGGCGATCAATCGGCAATTTTCCGTTGCTCGCCCAGACCGCAAACTCCGCCTGCTGACGGAACCGTCCTTTCTGTGGACGGCTGGTCAGTTTGTCCCAGACCAGCGTGCCGCGCCACTGCCAGCCTGCCCACTGCACCGCATCCGTGAGCAGCGGCATCTGCCGCCAATCGCAAAACGCCACCAGAACAGCGCCATCGTGACAGTGAACGCGCGCATCCGCGAATACATCTGCCATCATGTGCAGCCAGCTACGCGCATCCATCTGGTCACCGGCGAAATCCGGGAACGGGCAGTTACGCTTGGTGTTCGTGTATTTCTCCGCTGTCGAAGCAGAACGCTCGGACAGCGTCGCCCCGCCGCTGGAATACGGCGGGTCTGTAATCACCGCGTCAAACGCGGGCCCATTGTAATGGGAAAGAAACGCCCGGCAATCGCCGTTGTAAAGCTCAATCATGGAAGTGCTCCTTCTGAAATTTTTTTCGACACGTTTTACAGTTTCGCGCATTCTCGCACAAGGGGTTTCCTTGCGCCCAAATTCGCCCCGCTGTATAATCATTTCATGCGTAGTCGGGCAGGCAGAACCGGCGCTGCACTTCCAATCTTCGCCGATTCTACCCCGGATGCGTCTTCTTGCCGGAAGGCTCATCTTTTCCCGTCTATGCGCCCACGCTTTCACGCGTGGGTTTTTTAGTCCTCCCCGGCCTTGCAGCAGTATTCTCCACTGACCCAGCCGGTATAGCCCTTATACGTCGTCTTGATCCAGCCCGCTCTCGTTTCGAGCGCGACGATCACAGCTCCATCCGGGAGCATCTGCATATATTCGCCGCGGACATCCGGCCTTTTCCGCATCCGCAAACCCGTCCGGGCGCAGACAATGTACGCCGTGCCCGTCGGTGCCGCGCCAGCGTTTTCTGCCACCTCAATCATCCGATGCACCCCCAGCCCGTTCCAGCCGTTCTTTTCCGACAGCGCGGTTTCGACCACGCCGCCCCGGCTCTTGCTTGAGTGGATGACCGTGCCCCGCTCCGTCACCAGCCCGGTGTGGCTCACGTCGCCCGTGCCCACGCCCATGAACGCCAGCATACCAGGCTTCGCGCCGGAAATCCCCGACTGCCGCCAGATCAAATGGCGATACTTCGGCACGCTGTCAAAGCTGTTCCAAAGCTCGTTCGTCCCCGCCGTCGTGTAGCGCTTGTCGCCGCCCGGCGCTGTGCGGATGACCTTCTTGACGAGGTTGATGCAGTCCAGCTCGCTGTACGCCGTCCCGATCAGCCCCCGCGCCACGCGGATGGCTTCTTCTGCCTGAATCATCGGGTTCACCCCCCCTTGCGTCACTCCGTCACGAGGTCTTCGCAACCGCTGTCGATCAGGACTTCCCTGACCTTCTCCTTGAGCAGTCGCGGCACCTGCGCAAAAGTCTTCTTCCCAAGCATAATCTGCTGTGCCCAAATCATAGCCATCATATCTTCTTCCTTTCCGCTCATCACGAGCAATCCAAAAATTTTAAGCATATACAATCTCGCTCATCTCGAGGATGCATTGCAGCAGGGTTTCGTTTTGGTTTTCAAGCGTCTTGATGCGTTCTTCCTGCGTCGGCTTCGGTTCTCCCAGTTCCGGCACTTCCGGCTCGACATATACGCTGCCGTCGTCGGAGAGCTGCACCGCGTTGTCAAGGGTGCGGTAAACGGTCGTGTAATCGCTAAAATCGCCGAGCCGGGTCACGCCATCCATGCGCCACGTCGTAAAGCCCGTTGTTGGAGCGTCGGTGATACCGCCAAGCTCAATAACATGTTCACTGCGCCGCGAAAACGTTACTTCCCGGATTTCGTCCGATGCGTTTATCTTGATTTTAATCATTGCATATCCTCGTTTTCACAGTCAATTCCGTTCCTATTCGGTTCATATTTTTACCCATGTAATTTGTTTAGCGCCGTTTATTTGTACGCCCAAAAACGCCTCGCTGCCGGCACCAACGCCCACATAGTATGTGTCCGAATAAAAACTTCCCGGCCAGCTTCCGCCACTAAGTCGGATAAAACCGCCATAATCAACAGGCACCGTATTTCCTTTGCTTTTTTCTGCATAAAAACTACCTGACTTTATCGAGCCGATAGCATTTTTTATGGATTTAACCGCTTCGGCGCTGGCGACTTTTTTAGACAAGTCCGTGCTTGCCATAATCTCTTCTAACGTCAGTGCGTCGGATTGATTGACTTTATCGTCCTTTAGCTGACTGACCATCGCCGCATCCGCCGCGCCGATGTTCTCCCTCGCCTGCGTCTTTTGCGCATCATTAAGCGTCTGCGCCGTATACAGCACCGCTTCCTGCGGCGCATCCCTGCCGGGGTCGCCCTTCTCTCCTTTCTCGCCTTGCGCGCCGGGGTCACCCTTTTCCCCTTTCTCGCCCTTTGCGCCGGGCTCACCCCGAAGCGACGCTTTCTGCTCATCCGTCAGGCTTTCAAAAGTCACCTCGCCGTCCTTTCCCTTTGGCCCTTGCGGGCCAGTGGCTCCGGTTTCGCCCTGCGGCCCCCGCTCGCCGGTGTCCCCTTTTTCGCCCCTTGGTCCCTGCGCGCCAGTGTCGCCTTTCGGGCCTTGCGCGCCGACAAATTCCCCGTTGTCGAGCTTCTTTTGCACGTCGTTTGCAACCTTCTGCGCACCGCTCGCCGCGGAAATGGCCTTTCCGGCAGCCGTGTTCGCTGCGCCTGCTGCCGCCTTACAAGCGTCAAACTGCGCCAGCAGCTCGGCAAGCGACGGAACCACCTTTTCCTCGTCGATGATCGTGTCTGTGCTGTCCTCCATCACCCGTATCACGCAGCCGTAAAGCGGGATCTGCGTTTGCCCGTCCTCGTCCATCAGCGACAGGATAATCGACACGTCGCCCCGCTCTGCGTAACCGATCTTCGGCAGCGTCACAGATACCACGTTGGCCTGCACACTGCCCACCTGCTTTTGCAGGCTTGCGCGTCCCGGCAGGATCATGCTCAGCCACGGCTGCATCCCGGTCAGATCGGCGGGCTTGTCGCCGTCCAGAACCACGATCACAAAATCGTGCGCCTGACGGCTCGAAAGCGTCGCCAGCGCCCTCAGCCGTTCCACCGGCGGCGAATCCTCCTGCAGATCGACTGCGCGGCGAATCTTCCATCCGTCCATCTTCTCCTCCTCAATACTGTCTGCCCGTCTGGCAGGATATAAAAACCTGCGCACTCCAGCTCGCACGAATGTGCGCCAGTCCCTGCGCGTTTCCGCTCTGGGGCTTCGGGCGCACGGCAAAGCTGTGGAATGTTCCCCGGCTGATTCTGCCGTCTGTGTCCGTGGAAAGATACGGTGCAATATCGACGACGCCATTTTCAAAGGCGCTGCCCGGCACCTCTTTCCCGTCAACCTCGACCGTGTATGCGCTCGTCATCGGTCCGGAATAGATGCCGTATTCAATCCCATGCAGGTGCTCTGGAAGGGTCACGTCATGCGCATGTGCCGGAATGTTTACGCTGTGCCGATGTTCCGGCAGATTGAGCGTCTGAGACGGAACCAGCAGGCTAATATTCATCTGGTGATAGTGCGAAAATTCATGCCGATGAATCATGCCGTGCCGGTGGCCGCCGAGGCCGTGCGTGTGGCTGTCAAAGCTGTGCCAGTGACCCATGCCGTGGCTGTGCGAGCCGGTGCTGGTCGTGCTGCCCGCACCGTTGTAACTCGTATGCCCCGTCTTTCCGACGGAAACGCCATCAAAAGTGTGCCGGTGCGTGTTGTTAGAGCCATGAGAGTGCTTTCCCGCTTCGTCCGTCGAGGTCATCGCGCCGCCTTCGTTTCGGCTGACGCCGGTATTTCCGCCTCCTCCGGAACCGGTCGAGCCGCTCGCGCCGTCCGTCTCCGACATGTTGTCGCCGCCGGACGTTTTCGCAAAGCCCGTATGCGCGTCGACCGCCCCATCCTGCATGGGCGAACCCGTCATCTTCACCTCGGATACCGTGCGCTTCTCGACGGTCAGCGTCGCGCCGCCTCCTGCCTCGCTGGTCTGCGTACCGCCCCCGCTGGCCTGCGTCGTCGTCACCGTCCCGCCGCCGCCCTTTGCGCCCTTGCTGTCCGCCCGAAAGCTCGACAACGTGACCTTCAGCATGATGGCGTTGATATGTACCATGTCGTCCGGGATGTAGATATCGCCCTCGGCGGGCGTTTCCGCGTCGGCGTTCTGCTCGATGCCGCCGGAATAAAATGTCGTGCTGCCCTGCCCGTAGAGCTGCTCGATGCGCGAGGTTCTTTGAAGCTGGGCGATAACGGAAGCCACGTCCGCGCTGCGGTTGGCGATAGTCAGCTTCGCGTTCCAAGGCTCTGTGATGGGCTGGGGATAGTGGATCTCCCTCACCCGCGCCCGAATCGTCAGCCCGTAGTCGCGATAGATAATCCGCGCCATGCGTCCTGTATAGAAAGCATCCAGCGGTTCCCCTGTAAGGATAGATATATCTTTACAGGTCACTCCGTAACTAACATGGGGATTGCAGCACAGCTCAAGCGCCGCGCGTCCCTGCGCCAGCAGCGTCGCCGCGTCGGTGATGGTCGTGTCCACATACGGCTTGCTGACCACGCCCCAGAGTGCCTGCGTCGGGCTGTCGATGTATGCCGTGCCGCCGTTGACGCTCTTGATGTTCAGCTGGTTCACGCCCTCGCCATAGCCCAGCGGATAAAGGCGCGTCGCAAAGTCCGTGTCGAGGACCTCCTCGCTGATCTCCTCCATGTTTCGGCTGTACCGCAGCTCCGTCGCGTCGGTATCGTCCACCCGCACGACGTTCAACGTCCACGGGTAGCTCGTTGTGTCCGTCGTCATCAGTGCATCTGGGATCGGCTCAATCAGCTTGAGCAGCGCCGAAAGCAGTCCTTCGCTCGCAAAGCTGTACTCGTAGAGCGTCGCAAAGTCGCAGCGCCCCAGCTTCCAGCGCGCTGTCTGCTGGCACGCCAGCACCTGCCGGATACAGCTTTCCAATGGCTGCCCGTTGCCGCCGATCTGCATGTAGGTCGGCGTGATATCGTCCGAAAGTGTGCAAAGCACTTGGTCGCATTTGAGCTTCTTCGTGCCTGCCCTGCCGTATACGCCCTTCGGGATCTCCGTCACGCGGAACAGGTCAATTCGTTTGCCCGCCGCGTCGAAGATTTCCACGAACTGACGATAGCCGAACGAGCCGATATCTTTCGTCGGCACAGTCACGGTCACGCATGAAAGCGGCGTGTCCTTGAGCTTCAGGTCGGTGATCTCCGCCGTCCGCAGTTCGCCCGTGCGTCTCAGATTCAGGTCATAGATTCTCGGGTATCTCATAGGTATCTGCCCCTCGCCGTCAGATGGACGCTGCACGCCTTTTCCGTTTTGACCGTCACCGCGTTCCTGCCCGGCGACAGCAGCAGGTCGTCGTCGCTGTCCGTCGTCCGCATCGCCATCGCCGAGCGCGTGCCGCCGTCCACGCCCTCAATTTCAAGCAGCAGGATATCCTCCTGCGCATACCGCGCGACCAGCGTTTCGCCCGCCGTCATTCCCAGCCCCGTGAAGTCAAACCGGCAGGTCGGCGTTTCCACCGTCGCCGTGTTCATCGTGCCGGATGCACATGTGACACGGAACGCGAGCATGGTTTCGGTGTTTCCCTGAACGCCGAGCGCCGCGCTTTTTGCCGCGTTGGCGCTCGTCTGAACCGTCACGCCGTCCTCGCTGACGGCGTAGGCGAACGGCTGGCAGGTGAACGCAATTGCCGCCTCACCGCTTGCCCAGTCGTCGTCCATCAGCGCCGCTTCGTCGCTGATGGACGCGATGAAATACCGATCCGGCAGCGCGTCCAGAATCAGCTTGCCGCGCCCGTCCGTCCCGCAGAGCCACGCCGTCACATCGCTCGCGCGCCGGAGCAGCTCGTCGGTCGGGATGGGCGTATCGTCCGATGTATTCAGAAAATAGAGCTTGCCCTTGAGCCGCTTGGTACTGAACGTCCGCCCCTGCCAGCGCAGCGTTCCGTGCCGCCCGCCGATGCTCGTCTGCGGAACGCTCTGCGCCGGAATGAACGGATAGGCGGACGGCAGAAACGTCACATCAAAATCATCGCAGTGCTTCCCGTTAAAGGAAAACAGCGGACTTTCTCCCTGTGCAATCACAATCCCCTCAGCTCCTCTCTGACCCGTTCGCCCAGCTCGGAGATAATCTCCTGCTTTTCCTGCTCGCTCCTCACGTGCCAGTCGCCCGTCACGTTGATGGTCACCGTCACAGTTCGTCCGCCGCCTCCGCCCGGATTCCATGGCGCATCCGGCCAGCCGGTATCTATGCCGGAAAGCGCGCCCGTCATGGTATCCACCATGCTCGCGCGCACCTCTTCCAGCGGGCCCAGCGCGTCGTCCTCGCGGCTGAGTACGCCCTCTCCGATGCCGCCCGGAATCCACGCGCCGACCTCATCGGCAAACACGCCGGAGGGCGAATGGATGCGCAGCGCGCTCTTCGTCCGACTGACCGCTGTGCGCGCCATCTGCACCATCTGGCTGTACAGCTCGCCCGACGTGCTTCGCACGCCCGCAGTGATGCCGCGCACCATGTTCACGCCGATGTCATAGCCTTGGGTATACGACAGTGCCGCGCCCGCCTTAGCGGCTGCATTGCCCGCCGTCGTCTGCATCTGCACGTTTAGGATGGGACCCGCCACGGCGACCGCCGAGCAGATGCCGCCCACGAAGCTGTTCGCGATGGTCTTGCCCGCGTCCGCCGTCAGGGTATCGGTCGCCGTCGTCACCGCATTGTCGCCGAGCGTCTGCACACCCAGCGTCAGGATCGGGTTCTGGTTGGCGATTCCCGTCACCATGCCGCCGACCCACGTTTCCGTAATGGTCGTGCCGCTCTCCGCCGTCAGCGTCTGCGCCGCCGCCGTCATCGCCGAGCTTGCCGCGTTGGTCGCCGCCGTCGTGACCGCTGCGCTGCCCTCGGTGAGACCGGTTTCCATGCCGGTCGTCAAATTGCCGCCGCTGGTCTTGGCGTCGCCCTTCGCCTTTTCCTCGTCGCCGCCGCCAAACCAGCCGGTGATGGTATCCCAGATGCCGCTTCCGAGCTTTGCCAGCCCGTCGATTGCACCGCTGATGCCGCTGGAGATCGTACTGCCGACGCCGCCCCAGTCAATGCCGGAGATCGCCGTCTTTGCGGCTTCAAAGCCGGAGGACAGCCACGCGCCCGCTGTGTCCAGCACCGTTCCAACGCCCGTCTGAATGGCCGTTCCGACCTCGCCCCAGTTCAGGCCGCCGATATAGGTCTTGGCGGCTTCAAATCCCGCGTACAGCCAGCTGCCCGCCGCATCCAGCACCGTTCCAACGCCCGTCTGGATAGCCGTTCCGACTTCGCTCCACGGCAGCCCCTCGGCGGCACTCTTGCCAAGCCCAAACAGGCTCGAAAGCCAACTGCCCGCCGCGTCGAGCACGCCGGTCACGCCGTTCCATATTGCCGTGCCGATGGCACTCCAATCCACATCGGCAATGGCCGAATCCTTGCCCAGCCCGAACAGCCCGGACAGGAAACTGCCTGCCATGTCCAGCACGCCGGTCACGCCGTTCCATATCGCCGTGCCGATATCCGCCCAGCTGATTTCGCTCGCCGCCGTCTTGCCCGCCTCAAACAGGCTTTTCAGCCAGCCTCCCGCCGTGTCCAGAATCGTCTGGATGCCGTCGTGAATGGATGTACCCAGCTCGAACCAGTTCACGCCCTTCGCCGCCGTCAAGCCTGCCGTGAAGATGTTCTTGAGCCATTCGCCTGCCGCGTCGAGCGTGCCCGTTACGCCGGAAAGAATCGACGTTCCCAGCGCCGTCCAGTCATAGCCGGAAATGACCGCCGCCGCGTTGTCCCAGCTCTGTTTCAGCCCTTCTCCGTCGAACAACGCCCCGAAGAACGTGCCGACCGCATCCGTGACCGTGGTCAGCACGTCGCCCACTGTCGAAATAGCGGTCTTGATGCCTTCAATCGCGCCGAGTACCTTGCCCGCCGCTTCCTCGCCAAAGGCAGCCGTCAGCCCCGCAGAGAACGCCGCCGTGAATCCTGCGCCGCTTTCCAGCGCCGCGCCGAAAGCCGTCACGCCGTCGCCCAGCTTGGCGACCATGCCCTGCAAAGCGTCGCTGTGCGTATACGCCAGCGCAGCCGCCGCGCCCAGCCCGACCACGAGCGGGTTCACGCCGGAGAGCAGCGTCAGAACCTTGCCGCCGTTCAGCAGCAGAGGACCCGCCGCAGCCGCCATCGCGCCGATGCGGAAAATGGTATTCTTCGTGCCGTCGTCCAGCGCGTTGAACTTGCCGATCATATCGGTAATGCCTTGCACCACGCCGCGCGCGGCAGGCATCAGCCAGTCGGACAGCGCAATCGCCATATCCTGCGCGCCGCTTTCGAGGATCGCCAGATCGCCCTTGAGGTTGTCGCCCATCGTGGCAGCCATATCTGCCGCCGCGCCGCCGCAGGCATACATGCCCTCGGTCATCGCGTCCAGCGCGTCGGGTCCCTGCTTGAGCGTCGCCAAAATGCCCTTGAGCGACTCGTCGCCGAAGATTGCGCCCAGCGCCGCGTCGCGCTGGCTGGCGGTCATGCTGCTGGTCGCCTTGTCGATATCGCGGATGATCGCGGCATACGAGCGATAGCTTCCGTCCGCATTGGTCAGCGCGACTTTGATTTTGCCGATAGCGATTGCGCCGTTCTTGGCGTTGTTCTTCATGTCGCGCAGCATCGCGTTGAGCGTCGTGCCGCCCTGACTGCCCTTGATGCCCGCGTTCGCCAGCACGCCCATCGCTGCCGCAGTATCCTGCAAGGTCATGCCGAAGGCATCCGCCGTCGGCGCGGCGTACTTCATCGCCTCGCCCAGCCCTTCGACGGTTGTGTTGCTGTTTGCCTGCGCATAGGCAAAAACGTCGGCTGCCTCGCCTGCGCGCTCCGCTGCCATACCGAACGGCGTCATCGTGTCGGTCACGATATCCGAGGCTTTCGCCAGATCCATGTTGGCGGCTGCCGCCAGATTCAGCACGCCCGGAATACCGGCAATGACCTGCGCATCGTCCCAGCCTGCCAGCGCCATGTAGCCCATCGCGTCGGCGGCTTCGCTGGCGCTGAACTTGGTCGTCGCGCCCATCTCGCGCGCCGTATCGCGCAGCGCGTCCATCTGTGCCTGCGACAGATTCAGCGACGACATCAAGCCGTAGACGTTCGACATGCTCGCGTCAAATTGCATGCCTGTTTGAATCGCCGCGCCCGCCGCCGTCATCAATGGCGCAGTAACGCCCAGCGTCAGCGCTCTCCCTGCCGTTTCAGCCGCCGCGCCGATGGAACCCAGCGC